ATGAAGGCGCGGGGGGCGCCTGACATCATGAGCACACCGACAAGTATTACCATTCGGATTCGCCGCTGGGCGGAATACAAGGGCCGCAAGGATGTCGAGCACAATTCCTGGTTCAGGTGCTCGAACCGCCTCCTTGAGGATCCCGACTTCTTTGAGTTCTCGCATGAGGAGATCCTGGTCTGGGTCTACATCCTGTCAGTGAGCTCCCAGAAAAACTCCGACCTTGTGACGATCAAATTTGCCCATGCTGAGCGCGTTTGTCGGCTCCGACGAGCGGCGGTTTTGTCTGCGATCGAAAAGCTCTCGGGAAATCAGATAGATCCCGTGGACGATACACCGACGGAACGTCCACGTAACGCCGACGATACGGAGACGTGCGCTACAGACAAACAGACAAACAGACAAACAAACACGGTCACGCGGCCGGAATCGGCCGGATTTGATTTCGAAAGCGTTTACCAGGGCTACCCGCGAAAGCGCGGGAAGGATGAGGGCATGAAACGGCTCAAGGCGAGGATCAAGACTCAGGCTGACTTCGATGCTTTTTCGAGTGCCGTTCGCAAGTACGCCAGCGAGTGTCGAATGGAGCGGCGCGATCCGAAGTACATGCTGCACTGGTCCTCGTTTGTCGGCACCGACGACAAGGAACCTTGGCGAGACTACGCCCTGGAATCGCCGCCACAGCCTCGCCTTGCCGTCGTTCCAGAGGGGCCGCCACCTGAGCCGCCTCCGCCCGTTGATCCAGCTGAAAGGGCCCGCAAGGCCGCGGAAGTGAGAGCGATGATGAACAAGGCCGGGAATCTCGGCCGTACACCACTGGAGGGATAGCATGACGCACAAGCAGATCACCGACGAATATTCAGCTCACATGTACTGGCTCCGGAACTTCGAGCAGTCCGTGAAAAAGTCCCGCATCAAGGAGACCGCAAGCGGTGAACGCGAGGAGCGGCTCATGCATCTCTTTGCCGCAGTTGATGCGATTCGCGATCAGTTGCGGACCGTGTACGCCGAGCCGCTCGGCAATGCCGTCGCTTTCGAGCTGGAGAAGACGGCGTGAAGTACTCGAAGTGCAAGGGCTGCGGCCGGGAGATCGTCTGGGCTCGAACACCGGCCGGTAAGAATATTCCGCTTGAGCGAGTCTCAGCGGTGTACACGCTGGACTGGGGTGTGACCGGCTGGGCGGCGGTACCGCGCGAGCTTGTCGAGGAAGCCTACGTCTCGCACTTCGTAAAGTGCCCTGCACGAGACCAGTTCTCAAAGACTGAGCGAGCCGACGTTGTCGCGGCGGAGGCTGAATGAGCACGATACTTTTTCGCGCGACGCTCGAGGGACGCGCGGCTATCAAGAAGAACTCGCTTCAGCGGAAGTACTCGTTCGCCAAGAGACGGACATTCACGTTGCCGTCCGATCGATACCTCGCATGGGAGAACTCGACCGTCCTCGAATTGAAGAGTCTGTGGGGCTGGCGAGATCCGATTGATGAACCGGTGATCCTTCGCGCCCGGTTCTATTTCAAGAACCACGCTCACGAACCGGACCTCTCTAATCTTTACGAAGGGGTTCAGGACGCTCTCCAGAAGGCGGGCATCATATTGAACGACAAGATCATCCAAGGCCACGACGGTAGCCGAAAGGTTTTCGGCGAAGGTCCGCGTGTCGAAATAGAAATCATCGCAATGGAGGTATGAAGTGAAAGGATTTCCTGAGGAGAGAGTTAGAGCGATCGCAAGGAAATTCGATGCTGGTTGGGAGCGCGGCTCGGCTCCGTACGAGTATTGGGCCATGTATCTTGAGGCGGCGTACGTCGAAGGTGCAAAGCTCGGATGGTCGCTAAGGACACCTGAGTTGAAGTCAAAGAAATCGAAGGTGAAAAAGAAGGTCGCGAAGAAGAAGGTGGAGTGATGTACGGCAATCTTGGTGATGCTTTTATTGGGCTTTATCGGTTCATGATATTTCTACTTGTAATCGCAGTCCCGCTAGCTCTTTGGAAGCTGGTTGAGATCGTGATCTGGGTATTCCAACACGTTCAAATTGAGGTGTTGAAATGACTGAGATCGAACTTCTCCGCAAGATCGCAACTGAATCTGTGAAGGCAAGAAAGCTTAAGGCTCAATACGATTACGAGTTGAGAGAGTACACAAGGAAATGGCCGCACGTGGATCAGAGATTTAGTCCGAAGATAGTCGCGCATCGCAAGTCGATTACCGATCCAATCTACGCCAAGCTTAAAGATGCCAAGCGCAAGCTCGATGGCTATCTGGTGATTTATGAGGCCAAGGAGTTTGAGTAATGGAATTTCTGCTCTTCAGCGTCTGCTTCTGTTTGGCTTACATAGGCATTCCATGGTGTTGGCTTTTTATGGCTCGGCAGGTTGATAAAAATGAATGCAAAAGATCGGCGAAAATTCAGGCGCAAAAAGCAACGCGAGATCTGGAAAATATGGCAATGGGTGACGAAATGACCGACGAAAACAACGGTTTTGATGAGAAGGCTGCGAATGACGAAGGCTATCGTCGGGCGATGGATGGCAGAAAGAAGCCAACGATAAAAGCGGTAACGAATTCGATCTGGTTCACTGCTGGCGCACGTTACCAGTACGAGAAGGACCGCGCGGAGATTGAGCGACTGAGGGAGTTGGTGAGGGAGATTCAGTCAGAAATTGACCGAGGCAAAACAAAGGATTGCGTTGGTTGCTGCAATGGTAACGACACCCCTGAAGAAAACCTATGTCGGATGTGTTGGCGAATTTGGGTGAACGGCAAGATGTATCTTCTTTGGGATTGGGAGACGACAGAAGGACGAATTCAACGCGCGAAGAAAGAGGTGGGCTCATGAGTTATGTCGAACCAGAAAAGCTGGAAAAGCTTTGGGAAGTCTGTCGCTCCTTTATTGAGAAACAAGAGATCAACAGTTCTGAATCCATCTACCAATGCGACAACGTCATACTGAACGCTCATGAATTCATTGAGTCCGTGTGCGATGTGGTGGGTTACTGCGAAGACAATGAGGCGGGCTCATGAGTGATTCGAAAGAAACCCTCCCCACCTTCGACGCGAGTGAGTTAGAAGAAAAACTCATCGGCGCCCATCGCTGGATCGTTACGGTCTTGGAAGCGACAAAGGGAACACCTGTCGATTTCTATGCGATGACAGCGCTCGAATTCATTATGGAAGCGCAGTTGATTGCGCATCGACTGAAAGCCCTTGTCGCACCCGTGGCGGTGAGTGAGGCGGATGGAAAACCTAAAGCCGATTGCTACTTCTGCCGAGGCGAAGGTCGAGCATGGGTAACGCACTTCAAAGATGGCTACGAAAAATCGGAATGGCAGGAATGTACGCAATGCACGACCCGGACTGACTACCGGCGGCTTACACTTACGATTGAGGAGAAGTCCCATGAGTAAACCGAAAGAAACCCTCCCCTGTGGCTTCGATGAGGTGAGTGATGAATAAGAAACAAATCGAAACCGAAATCCAGTGGCTCAGAGAGCAACTCGCAACGAAGAAGCTATCGACGAAGAACGTACACGAATACGAGCGACAGATTCGGCAAAAGGAATTGGACCTGGCGTTTGAGAATGCCCCCTCCGCTCAACCCGTCGCCTCCGAGGCGGTGAGTGAGATGGAAAAAATCAGAAAAAACCTCATCGACGCTCAACACTTCTTGTTGACCGCGAAAGAGCTGGCAGAAAACCAACTCGATTGGACTTTAAGAAATGAAGGCGTTGCCTTGGACTTTGTGAACGAGGCGCTGGTGAACTGGCCAAAGGTGTTTCAACTTACGGCTGAGGAGAAATCCCATGAGTAAACCGAAAGAAACCCTCCCCAAAGACTTCGACGAGGATGAGTTGGATAGCCCATACAGCCATCCAAAGCACGTCTGCCGTGCTGCCGACAAGGACGAAGCTGAGAATGGTGGAGACTATACAGTTGGCGAGTACCAAGCGTTTTGCCGTGGCTATCTCGCGGCAGAGGAAGCCAGCAGAACGAATGCCCTCCCCGAGAGAAACCCCGTCGCCCCCGTGTCGGTGGAAGAGATTTGGAACGAACCTGAAAACCAGCAGCAGATCGAAATGCTCACGACGAACTTTTGGAGTGACCCTAGGTTCATTGCTGAAAAGGCGTTCAAGTCTGGCTGGCAGAAGTGCCTAGACCAAAACACGGGATCGGGCCTCTTGCGATCTAACTTACGGACTGGCGATGAGAGTAAGAGAGATGCGGAAACAGACCGAATTTGGTGTGCAGGACACAAGGCCGGAACTGAGTTGATGAGCGCACGGATCTGGAAGCTGGAGGTCGATCTCAACTTGAAGAAGGTCCGTATCAAGGTGCTTGAGGATGAAATCAAGCGTTTGAAAGAATCGCGGAAATGAAAAAGGCCGCAACCCCATGCTGCGGCCCTAGGCGACTCTCCGGACAGGTTCAATGCTCGATCTCTCGAGCGTGGTCGTCAAGCGGACTGATTCTCTTCAGCGACGATCGCCTTCAGGCGTTTGATCTCTCGGCGCACGGCCGAGCGCACACACTCAGCTACATCAATCCCATGCCGTGACTTCAAGGTGTCGTAGTCGGACTTCGTCGACTCATCGACGGCGATGTTCAGCTTTTGCGTGAGCACGGCTTTCTTTATTCGAGGAATGTCGTTTTGCATGAGGCGATTTCAGCACGCTCAATTGCCACTTTCAAGAGCGAGAAGTCTCTACGCACCAGAAGCATGAGAGAAGAGCAAGAGAAGCCTTCAGCTTCCGAATTGGCTCCGGTCGAATGAGCCCAAGGGCGGAGTGCGGGCTCCGGAGCTGAAGTCGTAGCTCAAGGGAAGGGCGAACATCACCCCATAGGGGAGCCGGGAGTTCGCTCGTCCCTCCTGGTGCGCGTTAGATGCGGGATAGATCAATTGGTAGATCAGCTGACTTTGACTCAGAAGGTTCCTGGTTCGAGCCCAGGTCCCGCAGCCACTTCTCCGGAGGCTCAATGGAATTCAAGTTTCACTTCTCTGCCGCCGTGATCTGCGGAGCGGCTCTCGCCCTGGCGCTCGCTCCGAGCTATCCCACGGCTCTTGCCTTTGCTGTTGCGTGCGCTCTCTTCGGGTTCCTTCATTTCATTGAGCGTGAGCGCACTCAGCAGATCGTCGAGCTCGAGAAGAAGATCCTGGCGCTCAAGGATCGCATTGACGGCCTCGCTCTCACGAGAGGAATCGGACGATGAGCGAAGAGCGAAATCCGATCGGCCGGCCCAGCAAATTTAATGTGGCAGTGAAGGAAAAAATTCTTGAGCTCGGCTCTGCAGGCAAGACTGAGGAACAAATCGCCGAGATTATTGGCATCCATGTCAACACGCTTCGCAACTGGAAGGGCAAGCATCCCGACTTTATGTGGGCCCTAAACGAATCGAAGCAGGTCGCAGACGATTTGGTCGAAGCTTCTCTCTTTTCCCGCGCGGTCGGCTACTCCCATCGTGAAGAGAAGGTGTTCTGTCACGAAGGCATGATCATCACTCACGAGACGATGAAGCAATATCCGCCTGATGTTACAGCAGCGATCTTCTGGCTCAAGAATCGGAAGCCCGATGAGTGGCGAGACAAGCATCAGATGGCTCTCGAAGGCGGCGGTGAAGATTCGGCACCGCTGAAACTCGATCTTTCAGCTGAAAAACTCATCGAAGTGATTCGCATAGCAAGGGGAGAGAAATGAAACTTCTCCTCGGTGACTGCTTAGAGCAACTCAAAACCCTCCCTGACAACTCAGTCGATAGCGTCGTAACTGATCCGCCTTATGGCCTCGCGTTCATGGGAAAGAAATGGGATTACGACGTGCCTTCAGTCGAAGTATGGCGCGAGTGCATACGCGTACTGAAACCGGGCGGGCACCTTCTCGCGTACTTCGGGACGCGCACCTATCATCGCGGCGTTGTGCGAATTGAGGATGCGGGTTTCGAGATTCGCGATCAGCTTCAATGGATTTACGGTCAGGGATTCCCGAAGTCGCTCGATATTTCGAAGGCGATTGATAAAGCGGCTGGGGCTGAGCGGGAAGTGATTGGTGATAAGACTTTTGCGGACGGTTCAAAAGCTAGGAAGACACAAAAGCTAGGTGGCAACTCAACTTTTGCTGATCCGATTTCGCGCGACTCAAATCTAGTCATCACCGCGCCTGCAACGCCCGAAGCGAAACATTGGTCTGGCTGGGGCACAGCCTTAAAGCCAGCGAATGAACCAATCGTGCTCGCGAGAAAGCCGGTCGAAGGAACTATCGCGGCGAATGTGCTGAAGTACGGCTGCGGCGGTTTGAATATCGATGGGTGCCGGATTGAGACGTCGGAGAAGCTGTCAATAGGGTCTGGCAAATTGATGAATGGACTCACTCAAGGAAATGGTGCAAAGGGCATTTTATGTGAGCAACACGCTCTCGGCCGCTTCCCGAGCAATGTTCTGCTAGACGAGACGGCGGCGGAAATGCTCGATGCGCAGAGTATTGCGGGTGGCATTCATTCGGCCGGGAAGGCTCGGGATAAATGGATTGAGTCGGAGGCTCGCAAAGATTCAGCCGCTTATCATATGGGGGCTAAACACAACGTACGACGCCTTGATGATGGCGATAAAATTGGCGCCTCTCGCTTTTTCTATGTGGCGAAAGCTTCGAAAGGCGAGCGCGGAAAAGACAATCTGCATCCAACCGTGAAACCCGTAAAACTCATGCAATACCTCGTGCGTCTCGTGACTCCAAAAGGCGGCGTATGCCTCGACCCATTCATGGGTAGCGGTACGACAGGTGTCGCGTGCGCAAAAGAGGGCTTTGATTTCATCGGCATCGAGCGAGATCCGCAATACTTTGAGATCGCTGAACGCCGGATTGAATTCGAGCAAGTGTGGCCTGAAGGAAACGGAGAAGAAAAATGACTTGGACACTTATCGTCGCCATTCACGTCGGAGTGATGGGCACTGGGAACAGCAACGCAATCACCTCTGTTCCGGGCTTTCAGTCGAAGGCTTCCTGCGAAGCTGCTGGTTCCGCAGCGAGGAAACTGATGGACGGCACCGTGAAGGAAGTCCGCTCCGTCTGCGTTGAGGTGAAATGATGGAATTCGCACTGGCTTTGTTTTCGAATTTGAAAAGCGCTGCCCATAGTTTGTTGTTTGTTGTGGGTATTGGGTCCTTCTTTGCGCTGTTTTACCTTTCTGTAAATGAAGCGTGGAGGCAAGTGCGCCCATATCTGGCGGGATACATTCTTGGCGTGGGCTGTCTGCTGGCTCTATCTGTCATCCCAAGTGTCGATGATCTCTGGAAGGTCCGCATCGGACTCATCAAGCTTGAGCTCGCATCGCCGGAGAATCTGAAGGGCGCAGCTGAAGTGATCGAGCGCATCGGAAGGAAGCTCGAGTGCAAGTACATCGGATGCGATGAGGAGAAGAAGTGAAGTGCCTCCTAATCGCGATCATCGCACTTTCAATCACAGCATGTGACGGCGGTCGCTCGCTCGTCTTCAAGAGCTATGAGTCTTTCCACTGCCAAAAGTACGAGGAAGTTCGAAACCCAGACTGCGCTGTGACGTCTCTCTTCGATGCAATTGTTCCGAAAGCTCACGCCGGTGCGTCGGCCGTTGCGGCATCGGTGGCAGCTATCGCTGCTGCGAATGCTAGTCGAGCGGCTGCAGCTCGGCGTCGTCGTGAGAGCTGCGAGAAGAATCCGCGCATTCAAGTCTGTGTCGAGCACGTCGTTGTTGGCGGATATCCGGAGGAGCGGTGATGCAAGACCAGTGGAAGTTCATGCCGACGACTGTCGGACTCTCATCGAACAAGCTACAGAACCTCGTCGTGATCGCGGTGTGCTCAAACCCGGTCCGGTTCAACTCGCGATACGAGCTCTATCGCAGATTCGCTGAAGCGATGGACCAGGCTGGCGCGAGGATGATCACTGTCGAGCAAGCATTCGGCGAACGTCCGTTTGAGATCACTGACGCCGAGAACCCACAGCACGTCCAAATCCGCACGGTCGATGAGCTCTGGCACAAAGAGAACATGATCAACATCGGAATCAACTACGCCTCGCAGGTCTGGCCCGATTGGAAGTACTGTGCGTGGATCGATGCCGATGTCATGCCGATGACTGGCTCCGTCCGCGTGTGGCTCGAAGAGACCGTTCAGCAACTGCAGCACTACCACGTCGTGCAGATGTTCGAGTCAGCCTTCGATCTAGATCCGAACGGAACCGTGACAAGTGGAGCGATGACATCGTTCATGTCGCGGTATGTGAAGTCAGGCTATCAGTCGCCGAAGCGCGGAGGATATTGGAAAGAGGACGCCTATCACGAACTCCATGGTCATCCGGGCTACGCCTGGGCCGCGACGAGAGAGGCTCTTGATAATTTAGGTGGACCGATAGGGGGTCCGCTCATCGACTTCGCGATATTGGGCGCTGGCGACCGACACATGGCTCTTGGCCTCATCGGCTGCATGGAGCAGAGCTTCGAGCACCTCAACGAGCAGTATCGCAATGCACTCATGCAGTGGCAGCGGCGAGCCGAGCGCTGGGTGAAACGTGACGTGGGCTTCGTGCCTGGTTCCATCTATCACTTCTGGCACGGAAAGAAGAAGGACCGCGGCTACACGGACCGCTGGAAGATCCTCCGCGACGCGAACTTCGATCCGCTCTACGACCTCACCCGAGACTCTCAGGGCCTGTTGAAGCTTGAGACTTGGGATGAGCGGCAGATGAAGTTGCGCGATCAGATTCGTGGGTACTTCCGCAGTCGCAACGAGGACAGCATTGACACATAAGCTACGGCTCAGTGGAGAAGAAGGTAAACTCAGCGGCCTCAAAAGCCGTCGCGCAAGCATTGTCGGTTCGAGTCCGACCTGAGCCACTTAAACTGATAGGAGGCGAGTATGGCACTTGAGACACTCAAAGGGGTAGAGAAGATCGACGGATTTAACGTCGTGGTGATGGATGAACTTCGTGAGAAGTTCCCTGACAAGTTCAACGAGTCGGGCGCGATGGATTGGCAGTGGTTCGAAAAGGACATCCGCCCCAATCATTTCATCTATGTTCGCAACGATAAAAACTCGCTCTCGTTCACCATCCAAAATGGCCCTGTCAAAGAGGTAGGTGTGAATGGATGCCAGGTGAACACGATCATCGCTGCTACGAAGGTCATCCTTGAAGGACTGAACGCGAAGTTTCCGTGTCGCGAGAACTCGATGGCGATCACGAAGCTCGACGAGTGCCTGTTGTGGCTTGAGAAGCGAACCAATGATCGTGAAGCCCGCGGCGTCGAAGGCCTGAGTAAAACATGAGGAGGATGCAATGAGCGAAGTCAGCAACCTGATTGATAACGAAGTTGGACGCGATACCGAACACATGCGCGTGACATTCATGAAATACGTCGGCTACGGCCGTCGTCTTGAGCGTGAAGACATCGCAGCAGCTGGAGGAGCAAAGTACACCGAGGCTCAGCATGCAGAGGCGGTGAAGGCGGCAGTCACCTCGGTCGCGACAGAGATCTTCACTGAGCTTACAAACATCATGCACACGGCGAGTGTCGCTGCTGACAAAGTTGAGCGTGAACTTGAAAAGGTACCATTCGCTGAGTTGATGAAACACGCTGATGATGGCCCGATTAAGGCTGAGATGCTGGCCAAGTTCGAGGAGCTTCTCGCTACAGTCGACAAGGCTCACACAGCAGTGATCCATGAGCGGAACGTCGCGATCGATGCTTTGAGAGCGAAGTTCGTGGGCCAGTAATGATTCTTTCTCCAGAAGCGGCGCGGTCTCGAAGTGCGCTGTGGGCCAACGGGATTATCGCAGCCTGGTATCTTCGCGATTCGCAGTTGGACATCTATGATCTTCTCGTGCGCGAGCACTATCCATTTGTGGAGGCTGCTCGACGCTTCGGCAAGACCACGTCGCTTCTCACGTTCGTACTTGAACAACTTCTCCGGCATCCTGGTTGGATCTGTCGATGGTGCTTTCCGAACAAGAACCAGGCACGAGAGGTCATGATCCCGGAGATGGAGAAGATCCAAACCTGGGCACCGGCGGGCTATCGGTTTGAATACAAGATGGTCGACTCAGTATTTGAGGGCCCAGGTGGGTCGAGACTATTTATTCGAGGCGTGAACGAGGACCGCGGAAACTCTGCTCGCGGTCCTGCGGCGAACATCTTGATTTGTGACGAGTACGGGTTTTGGACTGATCCGACATATGTTGTAAAGTCCTGCCTTCTCCCTCAGCTTGAAGGACAAGAGGGCCGCTGGCTCATCAAAGCTTCGACACCGGCTGAAGAACTTGGACACGCCTACTACAAAGAAAAGAAGGAAGCAAAACGTCGCAGTCGATTCGTCTCGAAGACGATCTATGACAAAGAGACGCTCACGCCAGAAGAGCTTCAGGAGATCATTGAGGAGTCAGGCGGAGTTGATTCGCCCTCGTTCCGTCGAGAACGTTTATGTGAAGAGGTTGCCGATCCTGAGCTTCTCGTAGTGCCCGAATATTCTGACATCGTCGGCGACGGTGGCAATGTCGTGCCAGACGATTACCCGCGGCCGGAATTTTTCACGACGTACGTTGGCGGTGACTCAGGTGCTGACGACAATACCGCCATTCTCTTCGGCTATTACGACTTCCTCAAAGCCGAGTTCATCGTCGAAGACGAAATCGTGGTGAATGGTCAAACGACGGGTGTAATCACGAGTCTTGCAAAATTAAAGGAACTCGAACTCTGGGGTTCGGATCGGACGATCGACTTTAAGGACTTGGCAGCCAGAGTCGACGTTGCTGAAACGAAGGAAAAGGTCCAAAAGCTCTTTGAGACATACATGCCGAAACCGCGCAAGCGCGTTTACGATTCAGACAAGCAGGTAATTTTCGATCTTTACGCTGATTACAAGTATCCAATGGCTCCGGCGGACAAAACTGACAAGCGAGCCGCCATCCATGCTTGGCGAGCCGATGTCGGTCTCCGACGGTTCAAAGTCAAAAGCAAATGCGTGAATCTCAGAGAGCAAATGCGGGTCGGGATGTGGAAGGACCACATGAAGACCGACTTCCGGCGGACAGAAGGGCTAGGTCACCTTGACGCCATTGCGGCGGCGCTCTACCTTAATCGTTGTATAGACACGAAGTTCAATCCAATCCCGCAGTATCACGGATTGAACCCGTACACTCATCACTTGCCACCTGTATCCGGCTCGCAGGGGACTACCGAAGACGCTCTCGCAAAGCTCTTCGGCCCTAAGACGAGGAGAATCAGGTGAAGCAGTACTGGGCGAGCCTTCCGACCGCTGAGTTCCTTCCTGAAATCGCCAAACGCATCAAGAAGTACAATCGCTACATCGAGAAGAAGGGCCTTCGTAGGCGCTGGGAACGCAAGTACGATCTCTATTACGGCCGCCATCTCGGTGAAGACTCATTGAGCTCCGGCTCAGTTGAGCTCGTTGGCGATGACGGTGAACTCACTGCATTCGGAGTGAATCACTTCCGAAATCTCGTTCAGCACGTCTTGGCGTTGACCACGGCCCAAAAGCCAGACTTCGAACCTCGCGCAGAGAATACTGATCTCGAAGTAATTCAGAGAACCAAAGTCGGTGCGATCGTGCTCGACAGCTATCTCGATGAGAAGCGAATGAATCGCTACTTCGTCGAAGCTGCCGAGCGCGCTCTCGTCCTTGATCGTGGTCACGTGATCGAGACTTGGGATCCGAGCCTTGGTCGTCCGTACACGACGACGCCGGTCCTAGATAATGAAGGCGCTCCCGTTGCTGATGAGAACGGTATGCCGAGAGAAAAGGTCGTCTACGAGGGCGACATCAACTGTCGTGCAAAAGGCCCGATGGACGTTGGCTACGACACGAGCCTCAAAGACTACTCCAAGCGAAATTGGATTTGGTGGAGAGAGTGGGAGAACAAGTGGGATCTCGCTGCTCGTCATCCGGACAAGGCTGACCAGATCTTGAGTCTTTCATCTGAGGATGAACTTGCTGGAACGGGAATCAAAGATATCACCGGCATGGAGGAAGATAACGACTGCGAGGATGATCTCGTCCCGGTTTACTACTTCGTGCACAAGACCACCGACGCTCTTAAGAACGGGCGATTCACGAAGTTCTTGAATGGGGAGATTGAACTCTACGACGGCGCGACTCCATACGAAGATCGCATCCCGGAGTTTCGAATCACTCCTGGAGTCATGTTCGACTCAGGCGAGGGATACACTCCAGCGAACGACCTTATGGCTCTCCAAGAGGTCTACAACGTCCTGATCTCGATTCCGTTCTCGAATCAGCAGGCATTCGCGGCTCAAGCGATTTGGCTACCTGAAGGGTGTGAAGTTGCGGGCGAGCAGCTCGGTCGTGGTGCCACGATCTTGAAGGGCGGACTGCCAGGAACAAAGCCCGAGGCGCTTCAGCTCACGGCGACACCCGCGGAGGTTTTTAAGAACCTTGAGGTGGTCGAAGGAGCGATGGAGAAGCTCTCTGGCGTGAACTCGGTTGTGCGTGGAGATCCTCAGGAGAACCTGAAGTCAGGCGCAGCGCTCGGTCGCATGCAGGCCATGGCAATTCAGTTCTCGTCGAACTTCCAGCGCTCGTGGGCTGAGCTCCTCGAGGATGGCGGAAGCTTCATGTTCTTCCTGCTTCAGCGTTTCGCGAAGACTGAGCGCATTGCGGGCCGCGTAGGAAAGATGAACAGATCGGCGATGGCTGCGTTCAACGGTGATAGTCTCTCTGGCATCAGTGGAGTCGCTGTGGACCTTGGAAACCCGCTCACGCGCACAGCTGCTGGACGCCAGGACCTTGCCGACAAGCTCCTCGACAAAGGGATGCTGAAGAATCCTCAGCAGTACTTCACCGTCGCCAAGACAGGAAATCTCGATCCTGCGACTGAAGCACCGGAGACTGAGAACGACCTCATCCGAAAAGAGAACGAAGATCTAATGGATGGAAAACCAGCGAAGGCACTCGTGGGTGACAAGCACATCCTCCACGCTCAGGAGCATCGCTCGATCCTCAATGACCCGCTCATTCGCGCAAAGCAGGCTGAGGGTGACCCCTTTGCTCTGAGGATCGTGCAGAACACCCTTGCGCACATCGCTGAGCACAAGCAGCTCCACGAGACGCAGGATCCGTTCTTTGCGGTGATCTCTGGCGAACCGCCACCTCCTCCGCCGATGCCTCCGCCGGGAATGATGCCGCCTCCGGGGCCAGGCGGACCTCCGCTTCCACCGCCTCCGGCAGGGCCGCCTCAGCAGCCGCCGGATGCTCCACCGATTCCTGACATGCCCGATCTTCCACAAGCCAGTCCAATGATGGGGTGAGCGGTGAAAAAGCACGGGAAGGTCGTCTGCAGAGAGTGTGGGAAAACGATCTTTCAGGGCCGCCGTCCGCGAAACAAGACAATCACGTATTCAATTTGCGCTGAATGCTGTCGCGCTGAAGAACGGCAAAAATTTGAGAAATGAGGAGGATTCCCAATGGCAGAAGCAGCCATGGACGCAACTCCGGCCGAATCGAGCGACGAATCACTCGAGACGACCGAAATCGACAATGAATCGCTCGAGAACGACAGCGCGGACGCGCAAGAGATCCAAGAGGACTCAGGCGCGAGCCAAACTCAGAAGAAAGCGACTCAGAAGTCCGCAAAGCAACAACTGAAAGAGCTCGGCGAGCAAGATCTCGACGCGCTCGTGACGGTGAAGCTTGACGGCAAGGTTGAGAAAATGAGCGTTCGAGAGGCGCTCAAGCGCGTGCAGCTCGAGCAGGTCTCGCAAAAGCGGATGCAGGAGGCAGCACAGGAGAGAAAACGTGCTGCTGCTCTCGTTCAGCTTGCGAAGGACGACCCTGACAAGTTCTTTGAGCTGACCGGCCTTGATGCCGACACTTTCGCTGAGAATCGGCTTGCTCGAAAGTACGAGCGTGCGCAGATGACGCCGGAGCAACGCGAGCTCGCAGAACTGAAAGAAGAGAAGGAAAACCGCGAGCGCGCTGAGATGCAGTCGAAGGCTGAACTCATCTCGCAAATTGAAGAGCTCGTCGGATCAAAGGCGCCGGAAGAGATTAAGCGTCTACCTAAAGAGCGGCTTCTTGAAATTCTCGACAGTCAAAAGCAGGTGAACGCGAAAGAGCAGGAGACACTCGACTCCGAGATTGGCGGAGCTTGGAAAGAATCTGGCCTCCCGAAACACAAGTACTTCGTGCAACTTATGGCGGCGACGATTCTCTCGCACCAGCGGCGCACGAAACAGCCTTTACAGGCAAAGGAGGCTGCTGCTATCGTTAAGAAAGACTTTCTGAAGTCGGTATCTGAAATTCTCGAGTCGATGGACCCGCAGGGTATCCAAGAAGTTCTCGGGAAGCAGACCCTTCAGAAACTTCGCGACTTCGATGTGGCCCGTGTGACCGGTCGGTCCTCGGTACCTAATCAGAAGGACCAGCAGCGCCCAGGCAATCAGCCTGCAAGCCACAAGATCCAGAAATCAAAACCCATGAATGAGTTCGAGTACCGAGAGTACCTAAAGTCTCTCCGTGACGATCTCAGGGACTGACAAAAAAATTAATCGCTCGAGGCGATCCCGCACTCGTATCGAGCTTCAAGATTTACAACGCCTTCAGCCGGCTCCGGAGGATTCACTCAGGAGTTTTCAATGGCTGACGTTGTAGAGGATCTAAATAGTCTTCACAAAAAAGTGTACTCGAAGCGCCCGCTTCCGAACCTCATCCCGGAAGTGGCGAAGATCCAAAAGCTGATCCCTTTCTCTGAAAAGGAGAAGCTCGGCTCCAAGTTCGTCGTTGGCGTGCGCCTCGCGTACCCGAACGGCTTCACCCACGCGAAAGGCGACGGCACCGCGGGAGCGTTCTCGCTGAATGACGCGAAGGCCGGTACACAGAAGAACGCCGAGATGGATCCTTATCAGATCCTGCTCCGCGATCAGATGTCGTACGAGGATGCTGGCAAAGCCGTAAAAGGTGAGCGCTCGTTCGTCAACGGTACCGAGTTTTTCTACGAAGGCCTGCAGCTCTCGGCGCGCAAGCGACTTGAGACGATGCTCCTTTACGGCGGCATGGGCATCGGAACTGTTGGCACCTACACCTCGGGCGATCCGTCGGTTGTCATCACCACCGCGCAGTGGGCGCCGCAGATCTGGGCTGGCCTTGAAGGCGCTGAGATCGACGTTCACCAGAGCACGACCTCGACTGTTCGTGGCACCGTCACGATCGCGGGCGTCGATATCGAGAACAAGAAGATCACGCTCTCGGGCACAGTCACTGGCTGCGCTGCGGGCGACGTGATCCGCGTGAAAGGTGGATACGGCAACGAACTGCTCGGCATCCATTACATCCAGAACAACACGGGCTCGCTCTTCGGCATTGATGCAGCGACCTATTCGCTCTGGAAGGGCACAAGCCACGCTGTCGGCGGTGCATTCTCGTTCGGCGCTCTGAAAAAGGGCATCTCGAAGGCGGTCGGTAAGGGCCTTTACGGCAAGATCGACCTCTTCTTGAACCCGGGCGCATGGGACGACCTCCAGACTTCGATCGAAGCTCTTCGCGTTACGTCTGAAAAGGATGTTCGCAAGGTCTCGATCGGTACCGAGGAGATCGAGTACCGCTCGCAGAACGGCGTAACCGTTGTCCACTCTCACCCGATGGTGAAAGAGGGCTTTGGACACGCTGTCTTCACGCCTGGCTGGCGCCGCGTGGGCTCTGTCGACCTCGAGCTTGGCGCTCCTGGCTTCGGCGGCACTCCCTGGTTCCATCTCCAGTCGAAGGCTGGTGTTGAGGCTCGTATCTACACCAACCAGGGCATCATCTCCGAGACCCCCGCACAGAACATCCTGTTCACGGGCATCGTGAACACGACCGTCTGATCCTGAACCACAAAACATCAGAGAGCGGGGCCCTGAAAGGGGCACCCGCTCCCTGGCTCATATGAGGAGTCTTATTTATGTCGATTCAATCGATGATCATCCTTGATCAGCCCGAATCTTCTGCGGACATGCAGGCGCTTGTTCATGCAGAGACCGGGAATCGTTTCTTGGCTGGCAAAAAGCTCATGAACTATCTCCGCTCACTTATGGGCGGCGCTCGGCAAGCGACAGTGAAAGTGTGCGTGAATGCTGTAAAGGCCACGGGCACGATCACTCTCTCTTCGCACGTTGCAACTGACACCGTCACCGTTAACGGCATCACGTTCACCTGCGTTGCATCGGGTGCCACGGGGAACCAGTACAACGTAGGGGCAAGCGATGCTTTAACGGCAGATGCTCTCGCTGCCGCGATCAATGCCAACACCACGCTCGACGGAATGGTCGTAGCGACTTCGGCGTCTGGTGTCGTGACTCTCACGGCTCTTTTCCCGGGTGAGCTTGGAAATGGGGTGACACTTGCCATCTCCGCGCATGGCTCGGTGAGTGCTGCTCGCATGGCAGGTGGTACGAATTCCGAAGCTGAGAAGACTCACTACTACGGCTCGGCGTCTTAAAGGAGGTGTCTGATGGCTGGAACAGTCACTGCGACTCGTGATCCGCGGAGTGCGCCTCGTGGAAAACACATCGACAAGGTCAATGTCGCTTGGACCTCGGATGCATCTGGGAACGCCACCCTCTCAATCGAGAACCTCTATGGCTTCTTGCTGAAGATGGTGACAGTCCCGAGCGGCTCGGCCGCGCCGACGGACAACTACGACATCACGCTCGTCGATGAAAACAGCATCGACGCACTGGCTGGTGCCGGAGCTGATCGCGATACGGCGAACACCGAGCAGGTCTATCCAACGCCTTCGGGCTCATCGATTCCCGCTTTCTTATGCGGCACTCATACCTTCACGGTAGCGAATGCCGGTAATGCGAAATCAGGAACAGCGATCCTCTACATCGTGGAGTCGCTCTGAATTAGGAGAAGCTCATGCGTCCTTCGTTGAAGCGCATCCTCGCGGCACTGGTGATCCTCGTGCCGCTTTTTGCATTTGCGTCCGTCACAGTCACCGTGAACGGTACGAACCACACCATCCCTCAGACGAACGAAAAGGGGTGGGGAACGAACGTCACGGCATGGATCCAAGCGATCTCGCAGTACACGCTTCAGCCATCGGGCGGCACGTTCTCGCTCAATGCTGATGTCGACTTCGGATCGTCGTTTGGCTTGAAGTCAGGTTATTTCAAGTCGCGAGCATCGAATTTGCCGACCGCAGGTATTCTCCGTCTTGGGAACGCCGAATCGATCGGCTGGCGAAACGCTGTGAACTCAGGAAACTTGCTTCTCAGTGTCGACTCATCGGACCAGCTCACGTACAACGGATTCGTGCTTGCGAGCTCGAGCGGTCCTCTTTTCAAAGACTCGCTCTTCAATCTCTTTGATGACGCTGATTCGACAAAGAAGCTTGCGTTCCAGTTGAGTGGAATCACGACGGCTACGACTCGAACACTCACTGTTCCCGATGCGAGCACGACTCTTGTCGGGACCGATACGACACAGACGCTGACCAACAAGACGCTGACGACGCCGGTCATCTCGACGATCTCGAATACAGGAACTCTTTCGCTTCCTACTTCGACCGACACACTGGTTGGGCGCGCGACCACGGACACATTGACCAACAAAGCAATGAGTGGGTCTGGCAACACCTTCACCAATATTCCACTCACGAGTGCGGTGACTGGAACTCTCCCTGTGGCGAATGGAGGAACGAACTCGGCCACGGCGCTCAATAACAACCGAGTGATGCAGTCATCCGGCGGAGCAATTGTCGAGGCCACCGCGATCACTGCATCGCGAGCACTCGTGTCAGATGCGAACGGAATCCCGACACACTCGGCGACGACAGCCACGCAGCTCGGCTATCTCTCAACGACGACCTCGGATGTGCAAACGCAGCTGGATGCGAAGGTCGCCAAATCCACATTCACCACGAAGGGTGACATCCTCGCGACCTCCGGTGCATCAAGCCCGACTCGGCTCGCGGTTGGATCGGATGGTCAGGTACTGACAGCGGACTCAGCACAATCTACCGGTGTAAAGTGGGCAACACCGGCTTCGGCTCCTAGTGCGAGTGACCAGAATTCAAACCTCTCCTTGTCAGTGTCAGTAGCCGCCAACGCCATGACGATTGCGCTCAAGGATTCGGCCGGCTCCGATCCTTCGGCAGGATCACCGGTATTGATCGGTTTCAGAAACTCGACTGCAACGACGGGGACCTACAATCAGCGATCGGTCACAGGTGCATTGTCTCTTACAGTGTCGTCTGGTTCGACTCTGGGCACTCAGAACGGAGTTACCTCATACATCTACGTCTATGCCCTCGACAACGCGGGCACGGTTGTTCTCGGTGTATCGAGCGTGCTCTTTGATGATGGCAGTCTTCAATCATCAACCGCTGAAGGCGGAGCGGGAGCGGCAGACTCTTACAGCGTCCTCTATACCTCGTCGGCTCAGACTTCCAAGCCTCTCCGGCTGATCGGCCGAATTAAATCGAGCCAAACTACTGCCGGTACGTGGGCGGCCTCGCCAGCTGAGGTTAGTCTCAACCCGTTTCTTAAAGGTGAGGTCGTGACCAATTCTACGAGCATTGAGCGCATTGAGCGCGCAACTCTTGTGGACACTGGAGCTGCATGCAACGTCACCTCGCAAAGCGGTTCATGGATTTCAACTTCAGCACGAAATGGCGCTGGCGATTGCTCATGGACGATGTCGGGATTCTCGTCTAGCCCTAGTTGTAGCTGCACTGACAACACGAACAATGCGCGCGCGTGTAGTGCGACCATTTCTTCGGCTACTTCACTTCGTACCTTCTCGTTTGTATCCAATACGGCTGCGGGGTCTTCAGACACCATTCATGTCCTATGCATGGGACCGAGGTGAGGAATGAAAGCTCAAATCGTTATCCTTCTCTTCTTGGTAGCGGCGCTCTATTTTTGTGCCGCTCTTTCTGGCTGTGCGAGATACCGGGTGAAGCAGAATATTCAAGAAGGATGCGAGCCTCTCGGTAAGGGCCTATTCCAGTGCGCTGATATCCCTTGGTACATGCGGAGCCATTAATGCAAAAGGTCTCTGAGGAGCCGAATCTACTGTTGAAATGGCGGCTCTCGCTCGCCGAGACGGTCGCCGCTTGCTTCACGATCGCGTCGTTAACGCTCTGGCTGACGACTTACTTTCAGAGCAAGGCCGATGCGAATGAGCGATTCGCTCAGGTGGATGCAAGGGTCTTCTCGGTCGAGAAGCGTCTCGACAATATGCAGGACAACATGAACCGAATTGCGGTCGACGTGAGTTATATCCGAGGCCGCCTTGAACCAGATAGGAAGGGGAACTGAAATGAACCTTGCGATGAGAAATAAGCTTCTCTCCAAACTGATTGAGGACCTCGACATGATGGGCGAGGGCGAGGAAGCGGAGTCGAAGGCAGACGGGAAGAAGCCAGCAAAGCTCGAGATTCTCTCGGTCGAAAAGGGTGATCCTAAGATCGATGACGAGTCTGAAGAAGCTCTCGAGGAAGACCAGGATGAGCTTCCGGCCGAAGGCGTCGAGGAGCTCAAAGGAGATGAACTCGAGCACGATCCTGTTGTAGAGGACGATGGCGAGAGCCTCGATGAGGATGGATTGCTCCCGCACGAACGCTTGCGGAAGCTTATGAAGGCGAAAGGAATGTGATCCATGTCGATCTTCATTGAGGACCGGATTGCCGGAGCAAAGCTCAGGACACTTGCGCCGATCTCTCAGAACACGTTTCAGACGTCGGATCTGATTACGATCGCCAATGACGAGCTCCTGCTGAAGGTCGTCTCTGACCTCATGAAAGTTCGGGAGGATTTCTTCCTAACCTCGAGGTCGTCGACGCTTGAAGCAGGGGTGGATCACTATTCGATCCCACCACGAGCGATCGGGAGCACTCTCGTCGCGCTTTTTTATGTCGATTCATCAGGCACCGAGCATCCGCTAGATCGCATCGAGCCGAGCCGACGCCATGAGTTTGCTGGTTCAACCGGAACTCCCTCGAAGTTTTATTTTGCGGGTGATGAGGTTGTGATTTGCCCTGCGCCGGAAGTGGCAACGGGATCATTGCTCTTCCAGTACTACCGGAAGCCGAACCGACTCATCTCGACGACAAACTGCGCTGCGATCACCGATATCTCGAGTGCTGGAGGAACCACTACGATCACGATCGACACGGACCTGACCGACACGGGGCTTGATTTCCCGCTGTCCGTGGGGTCGAAGGTCGACATCGTGAGTGCGACGGGTCCATTCCTTCTCTGGGCGGAACAGGTCTCCCTCACGGCGATCTCAACGACCCAGATCCAAGTCGCGACATCTGCGATTTCAAACGAGGCGGGCACAGTTGAGCCTCAGATCGGTGACTACGTGTGTCCGGCTGGATACTCGAACATCCCGATGATACCTGAAGAGTTCCATCCCGTGCTTGATCAGATGATGGGCGTGAGGCTCGTTGCAGCTCTTGGAGACATGAACAAGCTCGCAGCGGCAAAGGTCGAGCTCAAAGAGGCACGCGCTGAGGCGATCGCAATGGTGAAGAACCGTGTTCAGAGTTCACCGATGAGAGTCTCCGCGCGAAATGGACTCCTAAGTGCGTTTCAGAGATAGTAAGATTTTTTTACCCGCTTGATTTGTTCCCGGCTCCTAGGCTCGTGAGACGTGCAAGACAGAATCACGAAGTGCTTAGGGCTTGTAGCCCAGTACAATCCGCTCACAGTAGCGCCAGGCGCGCTTCTGAAGGCCAACGACTGCGTAAATCGTCGAGAGAATATTCTCGAAAATCGCCGCGGTCATAAGGTTTATTCTGCGCTCGCGAGCCAGGCGCTCGCGCTTCTCACGTATCAGAATCGCGTTCTCGTGAATCGAGGATCAGTGCTCGCATATGACGACGGAGCTGGTTCATTTTCGAGCTACTCCGGTTCATACACGGCACCTTCCGGGCAGACGATGCGAGGGGTGGAGGCGTTTTCAAACCTCTATGCCACGACATCGCTCGGTGTGAAGGTCTTCTCCGACATCGCAGGCACGGCTGGGCGCCTTGCCGGAGCTCCTCGAGCTCTCGATCCGAGCTACACGCTCACGGGAGCGACCGGATTTCTCGCAAACGGCTACCAGTGCGCCTATCGAAGCGTGATTGTGCGCACCGATGCGCAAAACAACGTGATCACGGGATATCCAAGCCAGCGTTTATGGGTGCCGAACTCGGCTGGTGGCGCGAGAAACGTGATTTTGACGGAATACCTGCCAAGCGAAGCCGCCGCAGGCGATGTGATTCAGTTTTTCCGCACGGAACAGGTCTCCGGCACGAGTTCGGACGACTCCGGCGATGAAATGGGGCTTGTTTATCAGTACGAACTCACCTCGTCTGACATTTCGACTGGTTATGTGACCTTCACTGACTCGATTGTCGATACTTTAAGAGGTGCTACGCTCTACACGAGCCCGTCGCAGGAAGGAATCGCGCAAGCAAACGAGCGTCCGCCGCTTTGTAAGGACATTGCGCTCTACAAGACCAATTACATGCTCTATGCGAACACCCAGACGAAGCAGCGGCTCTTCGTAACGCTCGTCGGAACGGGCAGCCTCAGCGGCAAGACCATCACGTTGGGTGGAGTGACCTATAACTTCGGCGCATCTGAGATCATCTCCGGTGGTGGAAGTCCTCAGGCAGCTGTTTCGGCGACTGGCGTTGCGGCATTCGACATCGACGCAACTGCGCGATCATTTGTACGCGTGATCAACCGCTATGCCTCGAACACGAGTGTCTACGCGTACTACCTCACGGGACCTGAGGAGCTCCCTGGTCAAATCATGATCGAGGAGAAAGGTGTCGGCGCATCGGCGTTCACACTACAAGCGTCTGACACAGCCATCTCCGGGATGTTCTTTCCTGCACCTCCGGTGAGTCCGTCGACGAACACAAAATCGACGAGCTCCAATCAGGTCGAAAAGAACATGGTTTATTACGCGAAGTCTCAGCAGCCTGAGCATGTCCCTATTTTGAACAAGCTCCCTGTGGGGCCTTCAAACAAGGAGATCCTCCGGATTCTGGCTCTTCGCGAGTCGGCCATCGTGATCAAAGAAGAAGGTGTTTACCGAATTACCGGTGAAACTCCGTCGAGCTTCTCGGTAGTCCCGGTTGATACGACGGTGTATTGCCGGGCGCCGAATTCTGCGGTGGTGCTTGCAAACCAGGTGTTCATGCTCTCAAACCAAGGTGTCGTGGCAATCACCGAGAGTGGCATTCAAGTTGTCTCGCACGATATCGAGCAGCTTCTCACGCCGCTTCTGACAAACTCGAGCCTCAAGGATTACACCTCGGCCATCGCGTACGAGTCGGAACGGATGTACTACCTCTCGACGATTTCGAGTGCGTCAGGAACAGTTGCTTCGCAGACGTTTGTCTACAACTACATCACGCGCACGTGGGTTCCGCACACCTATGGATTCGCTGCGGGAATAGTTGAAGCAAGCGTCGATAAAATGTATTTCGCGAAGCCTTCGGATACGAATCTGTACATCGAACGTAAAGCGTTTGACGACTCAGACTTCGCCGATCCCGAGTACTCGATCACGATATCGGCTCTCGGCACCGACACACTCGATTTCACGATTGCGACGGTTGTCACGCCGCTGGTTGGATGGGTTATCTCTCAGGGCACCACGGATCTTGTGATCACCGAGATCACGCCGCTCACTGTAGGTTGGCGCGCGACTGTCGATTCAAACATTCCCGGCACGTGGACCACGGGAGCGGCAACGCTGTACCCTGGTGTGAATATGGATATTGAATGGCAGCCATGGACGGCCGGTGCACCCGACGTGCTCAAGCAGGTCTGGATGGCGGCAATTCTAAGCGACGACACTATGGGCGATAACTCAGCATCTCGTCTCACGATGACCTTTAGGACGAACTTTGATTCCGAGCGTGAGGAAGTTGATCTTGAAGAGCCGCAGTCGGGATGGGGAGCCGCATGGGGTTCGAGTCCGTGGGGCGGTTCAAATGATCCTGTCGGATATCCGACCTACACGCCCATGAACAAGCAGTATTGCACGCGACTCACGCTTGGCGTGAAACACACTGAGGCAAGAAAGAAGCTTGTCGTCGCCGGATGCTCGTTTGCCTTCAACTCTGGCTCAGAGAGGATCGGGCGATGAAACTTGGCACGCTCAAACGAATCGATCGACAGGATCTGGCGAAGGGCGGAGGGGACATTCCGAAGTGGATTGATGCTCTTCTGGACCCGCTCAACCAGTTCATTGAAAAGGTCGGCAACACTCTTCAGAACGGGGTGACGTTCGAGGACAACGTGCTCTGCAAGATCGTACGACTGCAATTCACTCACGATGTGGATCAGTCGATCAACCCGTTTCCGACTGGGGCTCGGAACTTGAGCGTGAAGGGTGTCATACCGATCGATTCAGGTGGACTCTCGGTCGACAAGTTCAAGTGGGCACGAAACGACGATCGAAGCATCGATGTAAATTTCAATTTCGACGGCGGTACCTCGGCTACGAAGGCGTGGTGCTCGCTTATCATTCTTTTGGGGTAACGCTATGGCATACATTCTCGATGATGAGGATAAGCTTCTACAGGATCAGCCAGCTGCGAACCAGCAGCCGGCCGCGGCGAGTGCACTCGCTCAGCCGGGCGGCACGAGCGATGCCGGTTATGTCGCATCCGGAATTAATGGGTCGTCGGGTATAGGATCACCTGTATCGACGGCCGGGATCGGAAAAGGTGGAACTGGCGGCTGGACGAACATTCAGGCATACATGCAGGCGAACAAAGACGACACGGGCTCAGCGCAGATGCTGCAGGACAAAGTCGGCTCTCAGTTCGATAAGGAGAAGTCGAAGGTCCAGTCTCAAGCGGATGCGACGAAATCTGAGGCTCAAAAAGCCGCCGAGAGTGTCAATGACGTGAAGTCGAACATGAACTCCTGGCTTGATCAGGCAGGGCAAGCCTACACCTACGGCGGAGCTCAAACGCAGGCATATAACGATTCAATCGGAAAGTTTCAAAACGCTCTTGAGGGCCAGTACTCTGGGCCGCGCGCATTCGACTACAGTCTTTCTGCTGACACGCAGAACTATGGTCAGAATCTCCAGAATCGCGATGCATTCGATCGCATGATGGGAAACCTCTATCAGGAAAAAGCCGGGGGCCAGCTCACCAGCGGTGGCAGAGCGCTGCAAAATCAGCTCGACGTGAGCAACGAAAATCTCGCGAACACTCGCGATGCTCTTCTGAAGCAGTACGCTGGTCTTGGTGATTATCGCGATCAAGTAGTCGCTGACACAACAAACGCTCTGTCTGAGGCTGAGAAGCAGTACCGAGTGAATCAAAATTCACTTCGCGACTATCTCGGGAACACAGGAAACGAACTCGAGTCGAATATTGGAAGACAGGAGTCGCAGGCGCGATCGGCTTATCAAAATGAATTCAATTCGCAAAGCGGGAGGCAGATTCTTGGGCTCACCGGAATTGGTGACGACTTCATTAATCCGAACGGCATGGGTCTAAACGCAAGCAACGCAACTTGGGCCGATATCGCCAACTCCTCGCCAGTCTCGGTTGGCGGCGGCGCTTGGGATGTGGCTCGAGATTTTGGGCGACAAGGCCTATTGGGCAATTTGTTGGCACAAGCGCAAAGCTCCTACGATGCCAATCGTGCTGCACTCAATGACTTCTACAGCCAAGAGGATACGAAGTACGGGAACACTGCGGATGCGGAAGAACGAAAGTGGAATGCGATTCAGGACATTCTCCGATCGACTGCTGACAGGAAAAAACAAGGTTTTTCGGTGAGGGGATAACATGGCAGGCGCGACAAGCATTCCAATCATTGGCGGACTCTTTGACGACACCGACGAACGGGCGATGGCGGAGCTCGCGAGGAATCGTGAGCTCTATGAGGGTATTGATGTCCCGAACCTCACATGGCAAGACCTCGCTCCCGAACTTTACACAAATGAAACCGCAAACTACGAGTTGACGAGCGAAGATCCGATCATCCGATCGCGGCAGATGGATCATTTGGCAAAGCTCGCTGGGCTTGCTGATAATGGCCTTTCTGATGTCGACGCTGCTGGCTTTGATAAAGCACGCCAAATAGGAGCGCAGTCTGCTCGAGCGGGGCGAGAGGCATCAATGGCCGATGCGGCAGCTCGCGGTGTGGCAGGATCAGGTCTCGAGTTCGCTTCTCGCGAGATCGCAAACCAGGCAGGCGCTGATCGGGCTCACGAGGCAGCACTTCAACAGGCTGCGGAGTCGGCTCGTCAGAGAGCTTTATACGAGCAGGCATACGGATCGGCGCTTGGAGGTGTTCGAAGCCAGGACCTCGCGGCAAACCAGGCGAACACGGACATCATCAACCGATTCAACCAAGCCAACACGGCTCAGCGAAATCAGACCAACGCAGCGAACACGGATCTTCGCAATAACACCCAAGCTACGAATCAGCAGGGCCGTCGCGACGTGGCTCAGCAGAACTTCAATAACCAGATGACACGCGCCAATGGCATTGCAGGAGCGAATACGCAAGTCGCCAACGGATACGGTGCTCAGAATGCAGCGAACACAGCTGAGCGCAATATGTGGACTGGAATCGCCGCTCAAGCGGGGCTCGCAGCGTATGGAGCTGGTGGGAAGAAGAAGCCAAGCTACGCAGGTGAATCAAATACCGACTACTCGGCGTACGTTTGAGGAGGAAAAGATGGACTTCAATTTCGATCCGGAAGAGCTCAAGCGGCAGGCAGATGACGCTGCTTCACAGAAGAAGTGGCTCGCGCTTGCCGGTGGCATTGGCGATGCGCTTTCTAGCCAGCAGAGCTTCGGGAATTTCCTCACTGGAAAAATGAACGCACCGTCTACCGCTGTCTCGCGATCGGCTGGAGCGATGGCTGATTCGATTCAAGATCCCTTTGATCGTCAAGCGAAGCTCTATGGTGCGTACAAGCAAACGCAAGAGGCTAAGCAACTCAAGGATCAAGAGGATCTTCTTGTGAGAAAGAAGGATCCGAACTCCAACGAGTCACGTGCGTTGAAACAAATTGCTCCTCGCTGGGGTATCAAGGTCGCTCCTGAGATGTCAGCCTATGAGATCGAGCAGATGATCGATCCGCGGAAGATGATGGAGACCGAAGCTGCGAGCCGCGTGAACTTTGAGAATCAGAAGGCACTCAAGGCGATGGACAATGCGGCGGATATTCGCAAGTACCAAATGGAGCGCGAGCTGAAGAAAGAGGATAAGGCAGCCGAGGAGAATAAAAAGCTTGAGACGATCTACGGTGTCGCCAGAACTGAGGATGATGCAAAGAAAATCAAAGAGGCTGGAGAGCAGAAAGCTAAGCTTGATTCCCAAATTAGTGAGCTGATCACACTCCGAAAAGAAAAAGGCGCGGAGCTTTTGAATCGAGATGTGGTGGCTCGAGCTCAGCAGTTGAGCAAGGATCTCCTTCTCACAAAGAAGAACCTCGAGAATCTTGGTGTTCTTTCTCAAAGCGATCGCGACATCGTTGACGAGATCATTCCCTCGGATCCGACTCAGTTCCACTTCTCGCAGATGTATGGTCAAGATCCTACTCTCACGAAGCTTGAAAGGTTCAAGGACGACACCAATCGAGACTTCCAAGAACGATTGAAAAACCGAGTGCGTGGATATCAGCCACCTCCTCAGGAGTTCGCACAAGACGTGCTCGACTACGCAAAGAAACATGGGATTGCGCCCGCGCAGGCTCAAGCAATTAAGGACCAGCGCACTGCTGGACAAACCGCAAAGAGGTGATGGCAATGTCGTGGGATCAAGAGCCGCCAAGCAAAGACGAGCTCGCGGTAGCTGATATCGGTCGTTGGGACGCAGAACCTCCCTCTGCTTCCGAACGATCGTCTACGGTCGGAGATGCTGCGCTACAGGGTCTTGGAAATGGACTGACCATGGGCTACGCGCCTCACTTGCAGGCGCTGGCTGAGAAGCCGTTGGCGCGTCTTTACGACGCCATCAATGGAACCAATGTAGCCGAGGACACCGCTGACGATTACGTCAAGCGGAGAGATGCGTGGATCAAGCGTCAAACGAAGCTCGCCGAAGATAATCCGGTCGCCTACGGTGGAGCCAATGTCGCAGGTAATTTGATTTCGGGTTTGGCAATTCCCGGAGGAACAGCAGCTAAGGCAGCCTCCACGGCAAAGAAGATCGCAACGGCGACGGCAATGGGCGGAGTGATGGGAGCCGCCGCGAATCCGGGAGACAAAGAGGGCGAGCTTGATCCTCTTCAACTTGGATCGAGAGCGAAGAATGCAGCGATTGGAGCAGGGACAGGATTGGCCCTTGCAGGCGCAGCTCAGGCGACTGCAAAGTACGCACCGAAGGCGATTGACGCCGCTCGAAACGCACTCTCTGAGGCGGCAGAAGATCGGGCTGCATCGGCGCTCGGTATGACAAAGGCACTGAGAAAGAAGCTCGGTGATGCTCGTGTTCGTGAAGTCGGTCGTTCAGCCCTCGACAACGAAGTTGTAACGCCATTGTCCGGAACCAAGAAGATGCTTGAGCGTGCGAATGACCTTGCGGATTCGTCCGGGGATACAATCTCAAAGACCATGGACGCTCTGGATGATCAAGGCATCAAGGCGTTTAATCCGCTCGACGTCGGCACACGCGTGGACGCTGAGATCGGTAATGTCTATCGCAATGAACCCTTATTTCAGGGGCTTTCAAATCAGTATGAGAACACACTCGATACGATTCTGAACCGCGGCGATCAGCCGATTTCTTTCGCGGACGCCCAGAGGCTCAAAGAGGTTCTTCAACAGTACGGTTACAAAGAAGGCATGGCAGCGCCAGGTCGCGAAATCGCGCAGAAGGTGAGCGGTGTCGTAAAAGATGAGCTCGAAAATGCGGTTGAAGAGGGCGCAAAGAAGCTCTCCAACGCTGAGATGGCTGAGCGCTATCTTGCTGCGAAGAAGAATTACGGCTCCTCCCAAGACATGATGCGAGCTCTCGAGAATCGCTTAGCTGGCGAGCAGGGGAACCAAGGCGGGATTATCGGTGGCCTGCTCGGTCTCCGCGATGCTGGGGCAAAGGCGGTGGGTGCGGTCACTGGAGGCCCGGTCGGCTATGTCTCAGGTGAGATGGCAGCAAGTGGAGTCAGGGCCTTTGGGAATCAGGCATCGGCCGTTGCGATGGACCGAGTCTCAAAACTCATGCTGCGCTCTCCTCGTTTTCAGCAGTTGGCTCAGACGAATCCGAAGGCATTTTCTGCTGCCGTCGTGAATATGGCACGCCGCCTTGAGGAAAACGGAACATTCCCGAAAGCCGCATCCAGTGAGCTTGACACGGATAGCTCCACTCCGTCGAACTCCCGTATCCCGCCTGAAGAAGCTCGGGATAAATTCATTCGAGGAAACTGATCTAGGGCCGGTTGACCACGAGTTGACCGGCTCATAATCTTGAACCACCCGCAATATCCCGGCTCCTCGGTCGAGGAGCATCCTTGGATCAGCTTCAGTGCGTTCAGAACGCGCCTTTGTGGTTTCACGCTCTGATGCTGCTTCCATTTCTTCTCTTTGAAGCGTGGCTCGGGCGAAAGCGTCCGGGCGGTGCTTCCTCGATTCTCTCAATCTTCGCCACAATAGCCGTCGCGGTGATCGTGCGGCTCATCCAAAAGGAGAGAAACGATGGAAAAGGCGTATGACCTGAAGGACCTCGGTCTCAAACTGAAGGCCGCAGGCCTCCCGATCGCTGAAGAGGCGCTGGAGCATGCTGGCGCAAAGGTGTACCAGGCGTTTAAGCAGTGGGCAAAAGAGTCAGCGGTGGTATCCGAGACCAAGATCGACGACGTAGTCGCGCCCTTTTACGATCAGCTTGATCCCATGGTGATTCCGCTGATCGAGAAGCTCGATCTTGACGGCGACGGCAAGTGATCAATGACTCGCGACGAGTACGTTGATCTCATCGCGAAGACATTCAAGGAGCTTGGTCACCGGCTGCTCATGGAGAAGCTCGTGGCCAAGCTCCCGCTTCTTCGTCTTCCGTTCTTCAACCCACTCACAAGCCTTCTCGTGAATTACGTCCTGGGTGAACTGATCGCCGATGTCGAAATGCGGATGTTCTTCCTCTACACGGACTTTCGCGTTTCGAAGCAGGGGAGAGCGTTCGTCGAAGCGGCCCTAAAAAACCAGAACGCCAAACCGGAGCAAAAGGCTGATGCAGAGAAAGCTGTTATCGACGCTTTTCGTACTTTCGTTCGTCTGTCTTCTTAGCGGATGCGCGAGTGCTCCCGACGTTCCGCTTTGCGTGGAGCTCGATATCGATCGCGGACACTGCGTCCACACGATCTCGAGCACCGAGTACGACGTGGACGACGAACATCCGTTTACCGATCCGTACACGAAGGAAAAATACACCTGGTGGGCATTGCGACCTTTGATGGTCCACATGCCAGCCGCTTCGTGGGCTGAGATCAAGGCGTTCATCATCAAAATGTGCAAGCGCACGAAAGACTGCGACCGATCGATTTCGAACTGGGAGCGGTCGGTTCAAACCATCGACAGTGCGATCGAACTCCAACAGAGGTAATCAATGAACATTTTCAAACGCTTTCTCGCTTGGCTCGATTCAATCTTGAAGAAGAGCCAGGCCGAGTCGAAAACTCCATCTGAATCAGGTCCAGCGCCTGCTCCTGATGTGAATCAACCCGCGACGCCTGCGCCCGCTGAGCCGAAATGGCTCGAGCTCGCTAAGGCCGACATCGGCCGCATGAAGGAGGTTCAAGGCTCAGGCGACAACCCGGCGATCGTCGCGATGATAAAGCGCGCGGGGCTTGAGCCAAGCCTTCAGCACGACTCGACCGCATGGTGTGGCGTGTATGCTTTCAGCAAGCTTCTCGATGCTGGTATCGCGCGCGAGGATCTTCCCAAGGATCCGGCGTGGGCCGCAAACTGGAGATCCTTCGGTGTTGCCACGTCGTTTCGTCCTGGATGTATCGCTTGCGTGCCGTCGAAGGCTGCAGCGAGCGGCTATCACGTCACCTTCGCCGCGCGCATCATCGGCGACAAAGTCTTCTGCGTTGGCGGCAATCAGAGCGACGAAGTAAATGAAACCGCTTTTCCGATTGCGGGCGTGATTTTTCGCTGGCCGAAAGATCCAACGAAGACGGAGCAAACAGCCAATGCATCGGCTCTGCTCGTCCTAAAAATGGACAAGGCGCCAGGCGCGCTGCCTGACTTCGGAAAGAAGACATTCCGCGAGCTTCGTCCGCGCTACTCGTACCTTTACTCGACAGCAAAGCTCGAGAACTTGTCTCGCGTCGACTGGTACGTGAAGCGACTTCTCGAAGGGCGCTCGCGCTATGAGGCGATGCAAGCAAAGACAGGCGTACCTTGGATTCTGATCGGCGCGATTCATGCGATGGAGGCGAGCTTCCGTTGGGATGCCTACCTCGGAAACGGCGATTCGCTATCGAAGCCGACGAAAAACGTGCCGGCCGGCCGCGGCCCTTTCAAGACCTGGGAAGATGGCGCGCTCGATGCCCTCGCATACGATGGCCTCTCAGGGCGCGCAAGCTGGTCGCTGGAGGAAGTGTTGTACTTCGCTGAGAAGTTCAACGGTATGGGCTACTACGGCAAGCTCGATGTGAATGGCGAGGTCTGCAATTCGCCGTACCTTTGGTCGACGACGAATCATCATCGTCGAGGCAAGTATATCCGTGATCACGTGTTTGATCCCGCTGCGATCGATGATCAATGCGGTGTCGCCGCAATGTTCAAACGCCTTGAGCAAGTTGGCGCGATCAATATCCAGGCCTGAAGCTATTTTTGAGCACCCGCAGGAAGGATCATGGCGCATTCTTGCGGATGCTCAAACCGGTAGTTATTGAACAGACCAACACCGAGGCAGTTTTCCCGCAGTTCGGTCAATCGCTCGCGTTTCTGCATTTCAGCTATCACCTGTCGGATTTTCTCAGCCTTCGATTCGTCCTTCACGCAGTGGAATGTCCGACTGTCGCTGGATGAGCTGAGACCGAGATCCCACCATGTGTTCTTGTCATAGGTGGTCGATACCGAAGAGCCGATCGATTGACCGCTGCAGTACATGCCTTGAAGTGCGCATGCTTCATCGCAGTTGTAGGTTGGCTTCGATGCGCAGCTGGCAAGCAGTAACACGGCAACTAGATGGAAGAATCTCACGTTGAAGCCTCCTACGCACTCATCGGACCACTCTGCGGAGACCTGTAATTAAGAATTCTTTCCCCAGCAGGTGTGAGGAAATGTTTACTTTAGTAAGTCGTACTAAAGTAATCAGGCACCTACGCTTGGAAGATGACGACGGCTCAAGCGTTTGGATTGGTCCTTAAGCAGCTCAGATTCGATGCTGGCATTTCGCAAAACGAACTTGCGGAGCGCTCGGGGTACAATCGGACCTTCATTACATTTCTTGAAACAGGTAGACGGAAGCCATCGCTTCAGACAGTTCTCGACCTCGCTGAAGCATTGAAGATTCCTGCACCCGAGTTGGTCAGAAGGGTTCAACGCCGTCTTTCAAGGTCTTAATTGAAAATTCATCTCAATTTTGTATCCAATTAAAGCTTCAAGATCACAAGACTGATTCGTCTACATAAACTTAATCGATTTATGCAGGACACTTGAGTGTACTTGAGTAATCACTTGAACTGCCCGACAGGTCTGGAACCTAAAGGCAATATGGGCATCGAGGTGATTATTGATGAAGACGCTGTATGAGCTGATTAGGGGACGCCTGGGACGGCTTGAAGGAACGGCTCAAGATCAGGGAAACCGTCAAGAAGAGAGGGTTCTTCAAAAAGTACCGCAAGAATCAGGGCACGTCGCGCAGGTGATACCAATATCAGTTGCTTTACGATCTCGGCGACATCGGCGGCCGTAGGTCCCTCGTAGACGACTCGATCGCTGAGAGGAAATGCTTTCCGGTGTTCGAATTGGTTGGGGAGCTGGCCTTTTCGGCTATCCCACCGAAGTTGATTGGCATCAATGCCAAGCGCGCTTGCGATATTCAAAACAGTGTTCGCGCGTCCATTTGAAATGCCTGCCTCGATGTCTCGAAGCGTTGGGTAGGGAATGCCCGCCTTTTCAGCCAACACTTCCGCCGTCCACCCCTTTTGTTTGCGGAGGCGTGAAACGTTTTCTGCAAGAATGGTTTTTTTCTTTTTGCCCGACATTTTCAATGGTTACCAAGATAGCCTACGGCATTCCGTAGGTCCTTCCGGTATTCCGTAAAAATGTTGTTGATAAAAATACGGAAACCCGTAAATTCATCTCCATCTATGATTAGGAAAAACCATATTCGCAGGACAGATCTCGACCGCTTGAATCGATGGCTCACGAAGCGTGGAGCTGAGGGCATGACAGCACTCCTTGAGTCCGGGTTGTCGATTCACACGATCGCGAAAATTACTCAGGGCTCGTACCAGAGCTCACCCCGCAAGCTGACAAGAGCCGCCCTCTGCACTGCGACCGGCCTAAGCGAAGACGAACTGTTCCCGATCGTCAGCGAGAGCGGCAAAGCGTCCTGACATTGGAAACAGGTTCAATCGAGTTTGTTTAACGCATTGCCGTCGCGATGTGAACGGCGGAGCTTTGTCTTAGAAACGAATTCACGGAGAGGTGAAAATGAGCGAATCAAAAACACTTCCGGCCATCATCAAAGAAGCTACATCAATCGTTCAGGCCATTATGGAAATGGACGGCGAGCTTCCGCCTGAACTGGAGCTTGCTCAAAACCTCAATGCCGCGGCCCTGAGCGCAACGGCTGATCGCTACGGCTACGTCCAGGCCGAACTCGATGCGAGAGCTGAGTTTCTAAAGGCCCGCATAGAGGCGTACAAAGCTGCTCTCAGCTCAATTGAGAAGGCGTCAGACTCTCTCAGCGAACGGGTCAAGTGGGCGATGAGCGCACTTGGTGTGAAGGAAATCGCGGGCGATGAGACTCGCTTCGTTCTCATGCAGAACCCGCCCAGGGCCGTCGTCGAAAATGAAAAGATGATCCCGGGCTCCTACTTCGTCTCAGAAGTGAAGACCACTCTCGACAAGAAAATGCTTCTCGAGGATCTCAAAGCCGGTCAGGAAGTCCCTGGCGCGAAGATGGAGCGCGGAGTTCGCGTCGCTCGCAAGATCAACACCTCGGCGAAGAAGGTGGTGGGCTCATGACGATTGACTTCAAACTCCAGTCCGACGACACGAAGGAAATTTCAAAGGCCCTAGCTAAAGCTCACAGCGAAATTGAAAATGCAGCGAAGGACTCGGTGAACCCTCACTTCAATTCAAACTTCGCTTCGCTTGCGTCGATCATCAATGCCACACGCGAGACGTTTGCGAAGAATGATCTTTCGATTGTCCAAAGCACAATCCCGCTAGGTGCTGAGTTGATTCTGGTGACAACTCTCACTCACTCGTCGGGCCAGTGGTTTCGCTCATACACGCCGGTTCTCGTGGCACGGAAAGACAGCCAAGGCATGGGCAGCGGACTGACATATTCGCGGCGCTACGCACAAGCCGCGATCGCAAACATCACTCAAGAAGACGACGATGGGAACTCAGCGAGCGCGCCGACACCGAAGAACCAGCCGACGGCGCAAAAGAGTCAGGCGTCTGCATCCGTGAACTCCCTCGATCCATGGGACACGCGGATACCGTCGCACTGGCGGTCGCCGGATGCTGGCAAATCTCTTCGAGAACTCGGTACCTCGGGCGTCTCGCGATTGATCGGCTTCCTAAAGAACACGAAGAAGAATCCGTCGGAAGAGGACCGCGAGCTTCTTAAGAAGGCCGAGCTTGCCGTCAAGACTCCTCAAGGCAAGCCATCGGTAATCGAACCAAGCCACGATTTCGAAGTCGGCGAGTTTGACGATCAGTCTTTTGACCTCGCCAGCGGAGGCAATGCGTGAGCACCATCGAACTCGCGTTCAGAATGACCGCGACCGAGGATGAATCGTTTGTCGGCCGATTGCTCGAACTCGAGGTCACTGAGAGTGGGACGATAATGGCTGCCTGGATCAACGGGGTGTTTGTCCCTCGGTCAATGTTCCGGGTGCTCGAGCAACTCATCGGAGAGCAGTACCTCATGCGTGAGGCGATGCGGATTGCTGAAGCACGTGAGACCGAAGATGAATTCAAAATGGCGAAGCTCCGGGTTGAGGATGAGCTTTGCCGGAAAGCGGAGGCAATGTGAGCTACTCAGAAAAGCATTTCTACCTCGTGTTTAGGCCGAGCGAGACTTCGACGAAGACCGACATTCCTGATTTGATCCTTCAATCGAACGCGATGGCGCTTCATCACATGATCAAGGGCGGATTTTCGTTTGAATCGATTTTAACAATTAAAGATTCGGCGTGGAGTGCGGAGCGGATGCTTGAAGAAATGTTTGCCGCTCGTGAGGTTGGCCTCAAGCCGGTTGAGGAGCGAGAGACGGCATGAGCGCGGTGAAGATTTCCGATGTTCTCATGGCCGAGAATGGAGAAATCCGCAAGCGACCGTATCCGGTCAAGATCGTGAGGCAGCAGGCGAACGACTGGTGGCTTGCTGCCTTCTTGATCGGTCTCTTTCTCGGTCATGCGATGACTCTCATTGCGCTTCTCACAAAGCCAGGGATGTGATCTCCGGCGCTTGAATCCTGCCATCTCTAACAAGGGCGCTCGGCTCGTTGGTTGAGTTGAGTGAAGATCGGGGATGGCAGGCTTGAGGCGGAGGCGTGGAAGCTGTGGCTAGGCAGGTTTGCATAATGCACGTTCGATTCGTGCCACCACTGGAGACACGCAGCAAGGGGTAACAAGATAAAAGCTGTGAGGGTCGGGTTGCGCTGATCACACGCCAGGGAGTTGGACCTGCCCCGCTAGTTACTCGCTCACCGGGATAACTGTTGCCGGAGTCGCGCCCGGCCCGCTTCACGACTGGTCCACGTTACGGACCGCTTGAAATGAATCACTCTCGGACCGAGATAGGCGGCCCGGCGCTCGGTGAGATAACCCTGGGGAAAGTGGGTGATCGAGAGTGGTTCACTTGAGGCGGGGCCTCGGAAAGGGAAATATGAGCATCGTAACTATCAACGGAGTTGAATATCAGCCGGTACAGAAATCAAGCGACGTGCGTATTGTCGTACTTCAGCGAGGATGGGTATTTATCGGACGTTATGTAAAGGCAGCGGAAGATGAACATCGCCTCGATAATGCGAAATGCATTCGCGTCTGGGGTACGACTAAAGGGTTGGCGGAACTTGTCAACGGACCCACCTCTTCAACAAAGCTCGATGAATCTGGAGTGGTGAGATTCCATCCGCTGACTGTAGTGACGTCGATCGATGCGAAGGAAGACAAATGGGAAAAGTATCTCTGATCGGCTCACTGGGAGATAAATGTCAGGCCGTGCACGGCAACGGCTATGGCAACGGCGACGGCAACGGCTACGGCAACGGCTACGGCAACGGCTACGGCAACGGCTACGGCAACGGCTACGGCGACGGCGACGGCAACGGCTACGCCAACGGCGACAGCGACGGCAACGGCTACGGCAACGGCTACGGCTACGGCGATGGCGATGGCTACGGCAACGGCTACGGCAACGGCAACGGCTACGGCGACGGCGACGGCAACGGCGACGGCTACTAAAGAACCGCGAGCTTCGTTTCGGCGGGGCCTCCTGAGTGAAGCTGGCGCGTCTGTCTGTCGAGCATGGGGCTCGGTAGGCTGGCTTGAAATGAATCACTTCGGCTTGCGTACTAGCCGAGGAAACCATGGGTTCGAATCCCATCGGTCGGAGTGGTTCACTTGAGGCGGCGGTAATTAGCCGCAGAGAAAGGGTGGGGAAGATGAGGTTGAATCAGTATTTGAAGGCAGCGCGATTGAAAGCAGGATTGAGCCAGCGAGACGTGGCAAAAGCTCTTGGCTTCAGCACTCCGCAATTCGTTTCGAATTGGGAGCGTCACCAAGTTGGTGTTCCGCCAGAGCACTTTCTTGAGTTGTCGAAGATGTATCAAGTTCCGCTGGTGAAATTGGTTCGCTTGTCGGTGCGTGACTATCAGGCGCGGCTGCTCGAAGAGATCAACTGCTGAGTGCGAGGGAGAGGGGGGCATCATGGGAGAGCCAAAACTGAAGGACACGTTTGTTTCGCTTGAGGAGCTGGCGAGCCTGACTGGGCTAAAGTTTTCATATTTGAGGCGTGCCAAGGAAAAGTATGGTTTGCCGTACTACAAATTCGGCCGCCTGGTGAAAGTGAAAATCTCGGAGTTCGATCGCTGGGCAGAGCAAAGGCGTGTTGAGGATTAATCATGTCCAAGCCGGAACGGAAGCCAACGTTTCAAGATCTTGTCAGGCTCGAGAAGCATCCGCATTACTACGTCAATCCGATCAACAAAAAGATCACGTACCGGCGGACTGTAAACGGCGAGACCATCAAAATTCCGACGGGTCTGACTCAGATTTCCAAGGCGATTTCATTCGTCGAAGTGGAACTTGAAAAGCGCCGTTCCGGCAAGTCAGAGACGGCGATCAAGAGGATAAAGAAAGGCGTCACCAATCCGCTGATCAGAGATGTTTGGCCTGAACTGCTGGAAGAGAAATTTCCAGGCAAGGAAAAGAGCACCCAGGCGGTGTACCATAAAAACTGGCGGCATGGAATTGAGCCGTTCTGGGGCGATCGAACAGCAAGCCAGTGGACAACCGAAGGTATCCTCGCTTTTAAGTCGTGGTATCTCGAAACGCATCCGAAGAGACTTCCAGAGCAAACCATTCGTTATATCGGGATGATCAGCCGCCACCTTTTCGCGCACAAATACATTCGCGAAGAGCCGGACCTTTCAAAACTCTCGGACCTTCCCGAGATCATTCGAAAGAACAAGAAATTCAAGAAGCCAGGCCGGGTGTATTCACCTGAAGAGCAGTCAGCAATGCTTGTCGCATACCAGTCATTCTATCCACCCGAGAAGATCACTCTTCAGCGCCGGATCCTGGTCTCAAGGGCAAGGCTTGGGGTCTTGCTTGGCCTCAGATGCGGGATGCGAAAGAAGGAAGTGCTGGCGCTAAGACGCGAGAAAGTCGATTTCAAAAAGAAGGTCATGCACGTCTGGTCGTTTAAGAACCACAAGTGGCGCGAGGTTCCCATGGTCCCTGAGGTCATCGAGGCCATGAATGAGCAGCTCTTCCTGGGGTCACACCTCGAATCCGAATGGGTCTTTCCGATGCCATCCGATCCGGCGAACCATATCTCGAGCCAAATCTTCGACAAGGTGTGGCGGAAGGTGAAGCGCATCGCTGGCATTTCCGAGGCGGCGAAATACGAAGCGCGCTTCCATGACCTGAGGCACACGTTTGCGACGATTACTGGCGAGGAAGGCTGGCCTCCCATGGTCGCATGTGAGATTCTGGATATGACCCTTGCGGTCTACCAGCGTGTGTATTGCAAGCCAGGCGCAGCGAGCAAAGCCGCACTCATGAACAAGACGTTCGGGGTGACAGATGCTCAGTAG